CATGAAAATATGATTAGAGATGTTAAAGGATATTTTGAAAAGAAAAGAAAGTTGCATCTGTTAGCTGCACAACCTGATGCTGTTATATCTAAGACTATTAAAAATTCAAGAGTAGCAAGGGTATATGGTATTCACATGAATAATGACCTCAAGGATGCAGGAGCAAAGTATATTAAACAATGGCTACTTCAAGAAAGAGATGTAGATGAGAATGGAAATGTAGTATTAAACTTAGATACTATTGAAGACCCAGGACTTTTAGAAGAACTTATACAGTTTAATAAAAAAGGAAACTTTGACCGAGTAATGGCATTTATGATGATTATGTTTCAAATAGAGGAAGAAGGAGAAAAGCAGTATTCAGATAAAACAGAAAAAAATAAAGCAGCAAAATATCTTTTAGATAATTATAAATCATGGTTTAAAAATAATCAAACACAACTACAATGATACATACTACTGATGGTAATTTTAGTAAGGGTATGCCTAAACATAGATTGACAAGAGGTCAAAAAAATGTTGATGGTAAATCCTGGTACAAACAAAATATAGATTTTTTAGATAAGAGGTCATTCTCACAAGTAGGTTTTAATGGTTATGGTTTTGACTCATTTGATACTAATGGTGTATCAGATTATAAGAGGATGAAAGTGAATTATGACATGTTTAATAACATGTTGAATATTCGTGACTTTGAATATGTAGTTAGACCATTTGGTGCACAGAGTGGAGAGTTACCTGCTAACTTTGTAAATAGAGATATTGTTTCTCCTAAGATTAAAGTACTCTTAGGTATGGAAATGAAAAGACCTTTTGCATGGAAAGTAATGGCAGTAAATGAAGAAGCTACTACAAGAAGAGAACAAGAAGAGTTTAAGATGATACAGGAATATGTAATGTCTGAAATAATGAAACCAATCAGAGCAGGATTGGAACAAAAAAAATTAGCAGAGTTACAAGGACAACAACCTACTCCTGAACAAATACAACAGATACAACAACAGATAGAACAAGAGTTACAAACTATGACTCCTCCAGAGATTAGAAAGTATATGGAGAGAGAACATCAGGATCCTGCAGAAGCACTTGCTCATCAACTACTTGAGTATATGATACATAAGGAAAATGTATCTACTAAGTTTAATCAAGGGTTTAAACATTTGTGTATTTCAGCAAAAGAAATATTTTGGGTAGGTATTCTTAATGGTGAACCTGCAATGTCAACAGTTAATCCACTTTATTTTGATTATGATAAATCACCTGATACTGAGTTTATTGAAGATGGTGAATGGGCAGTATGTGTTTATAGACTTTCTCCATCTACTGTAATATCACATTTTGGTGACCAATTAACTACTGAGGAAATTGATAAGATATATTCTATTTATACTCAAAGTGCTAATCATGTTACTGACTCTGCATTTACTTTTAATATTAATAAAGAAGATGAAGGTTGGACTGTAAGAGTAGTACATGCTACATGGAAAGCTTTGAGAAAGATAGGATTTCTTACATATACAGACCAGAATGGTGAAGTACAGGAAAGGTTAGTAGATGAAGGTTATTCTGTTAATAGAGAACAAGGAGATATATCTATATCTTGGGAATGGATTCCTGAAGTATATGAAGGATATAAGATTGGTGTAGATATTTATGTAAATATGGGTCCAGTAGCAGGTCAGTTTAAAGATTTAAATAATCTGTATTATTGTAAGTTACCTTACATAGGTGCAGTAATGGATGCTACTAACTCTCTTCCTACTTCTTTTATTGATAGGATTAAAGCTTATCAGTATTACTATAATATTATAATGTATAGGATAGAACTACTAATGGCATCTGATAAAGGTAAACTACTTATGATGAACATTGGTATGATACCTGAATCTGCTGGTATAGATACTGAAAAGTGGTTATACTTTTTAGAGAGTTCTAAGATAGGATTTATGAATCCTAATGAAGAAGGTAATAAAGGAGATTACTCTATACCTAATGCTGTTAAAGAAATAGATATGTCTTTAGCTTCTGATATTCAGAAATATATTAACTTAGCAGAATATATTGAAAGAAGAGCAGGATTATCTATTGGTATTCCACCTGAAGCTGAAGGACAAATTGGTCCTAATGCTGCAGTTACTAATACTAAACAAACTATGGTACAGAGTTCACATATATTAGAACCTGTATTTGAATTGCATAATTATGTTAAAAGAAATGTACTACAAAGACTTATTGAAACTGCTAAGGTAGCTTATACTGAAAAAGGTAATCAAAAGTTGAATTACATATTAGATGATTTTTCAAGACAACTTTTAACTGTAGATGCAGATTTGTTAGATAATTCTACTTATGGTATTTTTGTTTCTAATTCATCTAAGGCACATGAAGCTAAAGAACTTGTAGGTCAACTTGCACATGCAGCAATGCAAGCAGCTAAATTAGATTTGTCAGATGTAATTAAAGTTATTAGAGCAGAAGGAATACAAGAAGCAGAAGAAATGTTATTAGCATCTGAATCTAAGAAAAGAGAAGAGATGCAACAACAGCAAATGCAGCAATTAGAAAAACAACAAGAGATGCAGCAACAAGCATTGCAAGCAGAAAAAGAAAAAATGATGTTTGAAAGAGAAACTGAAGTAATGCTTGAAAAGATGAAAACAGAAAGAGAAATACAAAAACAAACTATCTTATCTATGGGATTCTCAATGGATAAAGACTTAGATAAAGATGGAGAACCTGATGTTTTAGAAGTAGCAAGAAAAGGAATGGAAGCTCAAATTAAAATGAGGAAACAAGATTTAAATGAGCAAGAGTTTGAGTATCAGAAAAAGGTAGATAAAGAGAAATTAGAATTAGAAAAGAAAAAACTTAATAAAAAAAGCAATTAGATAACATTTTAAAACTTAAGAATAAATCTTAAAAAAACTTCATTTTAAATCTTAAATTTGTATCGTTATGAGTAAAGAACTAAGTAAAGAACAAGAATTAGAAAGTGGTCTGATGAATTTCTCTTGGGATAATTCAGAAGATTTTTTTGGAATTGCACCTGAAACTAAAGAAACTGTAACACAGGAAACTTCTACATCAAAGTTAAAACAGGTTGAAGATGATGAGGATGATGAACCTGTAAATCTTGATAGTAAGAAGATTACTGAACCTGAAAAGGAAAAAGAAGTTTTTTTTGATGAAGATGAAGAAGAGGTTTCACAATCAGCAACATCTTATTCAAGTGTATATAAACTGCTTAAAGAAAAAGGAGTTATATCAGTTGATGTTGAAGATGAAACTGAATTTAATGAAGAAACATTTGCTGAGATCATTGAGCAAGAAATAGAAGCAGGGTTAGATGAAACCATTAAAGCTTTTATGGATGACTTGGATGGTGATGCAAAAGCATTTTTAAAGTTTAAAAAAGAAGGTGGTGACACTAAACAGTTTTTTAAATTTTATAGTGAAGTTTCTCAAATACCAACTCCTACAATAGGGGATTCTAAATCTGAAGAAAAGTTTTTAAAGTATTATTATAAAGCTTATGAAGATTTAGATGATGAAGATATAGAAGATAAAATTGAGTTTTTAAAAGAAACAGGTAAGCTTTCTAAATATGCTCAAAAGTATCATGAAAATGTAGAAGAAGAGATTGAGCAGAATAGAGAAGAAGCAATTAAGAAGCAACAGTATTATCAGCAACAACAAGAGGAGCAAAGAAAACAGTATGTTAAAGAATTAAAAGGTTTAATTGATGATGCTGATAATATTAAAGATTGGAGTATAACTCAGAAAGATAAGAAAGTACTTCATAGTTATATGACAAGAGCTTCTGTTAAAGTTTCAGAAAATCAATATCTTACTCAGTTTCAAAATGATTTACAGCAAGTATTTAAGGATAAAGAAAAGACTATCTTACTTGCTAAAATTATTAGTAATGATTTTGATTTAACTGATTTAAAAGAAAAAGCAAAAACAGAAATAATTAGAGAAACAAAGTCTAAACTTACAAATACTAAAGTTTCTCCTATTGGCAATAAAGGTTCTCGCAATAAAGGTTTGGCAGATTATTTTTAATTAAAACAAAAAAGTAAATTTTAAAAAATGGCACAATTAAATAATAAGTTAGTAACTAAACAGATGCCTTGGCATGCTAATATGACAGACCTCAATCACTTGGGTGCTGCTCTTATTGCAAAGCCACATGTATTTGAATCAGTAATGACAAGGTTGTTTTCAGCCACTCGTTATTCAGATAATCCTATGACTTACATCCTATCTATGATGGGTAAAGAAGAAGAGATTACTTCTAATGAATGGGAATGGGGTTTGAGAACAGGTATGACAAGACCACTTGTTGTAGTTGAAAACGTAGAAGCTGTAGCTAATACAACTCCTGGTAAATTGAAGCAAAACTTCAAAATTAAACTTGATGAAAACTGGTTTGTTCC